CGGCTGCGGGAACGGCGCGGCAGCGGGCGGCGGCGGGGTGGTGTACCGGCCTGCGGCACGCTGCCACCCGCCGCGGCGCGCGGCCGGGGTCCCCTTCGCCGGGCGTCCCGGCTGCGGGAACGGCGCGGCAGCGGGCGGCGGCGGGGTGGTGTACCGGCCTGCGGCACGCTGCCACCCGCCGCGGCGCGCGGCCGGGGTCCCCTTCGCCGGGCGTCCCGGCTGCGGGAACGGCGCGACCGTGACCGGCGGCGGGGCTGCCACCTCGATCACCCAGTCCGCCTCGTCGACCGCGGTGGTGATCGTCGCGGACCCGGGGGCAGTGCTGCTGGTGCAGGCGATGACGCCCAGGTCGGTGCCGCCGCTGCTGTTGCCGATATCTCCCGTCGACGAGCCCGGCAGCAGGTTCCCCGGGGACGGCAGGGTGAGGCCCCCCCCGCCGGACCCGGAAGAGTTGACCCCGCCGTACCCGTAGACCAGCAGCGACGACGCCTGCTGCTCGGTGTAGGACGGAGGCGGCAGCGTGGTCTGGTAGCTGCTGCTGACAGCCACGGCGCTGCCCAGCACCGGGGACGAGGCCGCGCCGCCGCGGACCGCGTACATGACCACGCTCGGCCACACGGCGGCGGTGGCGGTCAGCGTGTACGCCCCCGGCTCGCTGGATGCGACCCGCCACGCCAGCAGGAACTGGTGGTTCGTCGGGTTGGCCCCGAGGCCCTTGTTCCAGATCGCGGTCCACCCGGACGGCACATCCCATACCCCGGCCGTGTACGAGACGGCGGCGAGGATGAGGAAGTCGCCGTTGCGCACCCCGGACGGCACGTTGATGGTCACCGAGGTGACGCCGTCCGGGGCGGCGCTGTCCGAGCCGACGAAGCTGAAGCTCACCGGGACCTCCGGAGGAAGCCCCGGCCTTCAGGCCGGGGAGGAACCGCGGCCCTCAAGGCGGGGGGGGCGGCTGTTACTCCGCGTGCCAGGTGATGATCCGGGCGGTCATCCCGGACCCGGCGCCGGCGGCTGCGGTGAAGTAGGCGGCATACAGCCCGGACGCGGCCAGGGTGATCTCCAGGCCGGTGTTCTCGTGGTCATCCGCCCACGAGGCGCCGGCGGTGAACGGCACCGCCCCGGCCCACAGTTCCGCGCCCTGCGTGAGGCCGGTGATCGCAGTGGTACCGCTGAGGGCAGTCAGCGCGGAGGCCACCCCGGACGGGCCGAGCGCGGCCGGGGTGACCCCCGCGCCGCCGCCGACGGTGCCGCTCACCTTGTTGAACGTGAACAAGACGCTGGCGTTGGACGGCGGAGACGGCGAGGTGGCAGCCTCGACCATGACCTTGATCTTCGCCAGGTGCCCTTCGGCAGTCGCCGGCACCGCGAGATACAGCAGCGGCACCGCTGCTGTCGAGGCGATCGCCACCGCCCCGGAGTCAGTCTCATAAGCGCGGAACATGGACATCAGGTGCCTCCTATGCGCAGGTCAGGACGGTGTTCAGGACCGCCGGGCGGATCGCGGCCGGGGCCGGCGGCAGGAGAGGATCAGGCGCCCTTGCCGCGCAGCTGCAGCCCGGTCCGCGGGTTACGCCGGGCCTGCTTCAGCAGCCCCGCCTGGATCTTCTCCGTGACCGTCTTCACGTCCGCCTCCGACAGCCCGCCGATCGTCCCCGTGCTCACGTTCACGTTCACGTTCACGCTGCCCCCGGCGGCGGGGGTGAACCCGGGCTGGCTGTGCAGCTCGGCGAGCATCCACGGCGGGACGGTCCCCGCGGGCAGCCCCGGGAAGTCCAGCTTCCCGGTGGACAGGGCGTTCATGTACGGCAGCAGGTGCGGGAACTTCCGCAGGTACGGGTAGGCGTGCAGCCACGACGCGTACGGCCCGGGATGGTGCCCGGGATGCCCGTGGCCGTGACGGGCGGGGGCGGCGCGGGCGGCGTCGAGTTCCGCGTACAGCGGGTCCAGGATGCTGGCCCATATCCGGCTGATCTCCGCCTTCAGCCGGGCCAGCATCTGCCCTGCCGCGGTCTTCTCCTCCGCGTACAGAATGTCAAGCTGCCGCCACGCCGCGTTGACCTCCGCTTGCAGCCGCCCTACCGGCGGGCCGCCTGCGGGCATCGCGGAGATGGGCAGCCCCGCCACCCCGCCGGCGGCGAACCCGGGGATCCGCCCGCGGAGATGGTCGACGGCGCCGGCGGCGACCATGTGCTTCGGGACGACCAGTTCCCCCGGTTCCAGCATCGCCGGCCCCCAGATGTCCCCCCCGCCGTACCCGGGGACCTTGAAACCGGACTGCGCGCCTTTCACCGGGTAGGCGGTGTACTGCCCGGAGCCGGTGACCGTGGCGAAGCTGGCCTGCTGGGCGCCGGGCAGCCCCTGGGTCACGTAGGTGATCGTGACGGTCACGTTCTTGCCGTGGATCGCGTCGATGGCCGCCTGCACGGCTCCCACGTTCGGCGCGGTCACCGTGATATTCGCGGTCTTCCCGTGGATGGCGTTGATCGCCGCCTGGGCTTGCGCGGCGGTGGTGGACGCGGTGATGATGACGTTCTTGCCCTTGACGGCGTTGACGGCCGCCTGGGCGGCGGCGGTGCTGGCCTGCGCCCGGATCTGGATGTTCTTGTCCTTGATGGCGGCGAGCTGCGACCGCATGGAGGCGGGGTCTATTTCCGCGTTGACCTTGGCGACTACGCCGGGGGGGACGTGCAGGTTCCGCAGGATCGCGTCGACGGCGATCTTCATCTGCCCCGGCTGCACCCCGCTCATGGCCAGGCTGCCCATCAGCGCTTGCACGTTGCCGAGGGTGGGATGCTCCGCGGCGGCCATGCCATGCTGCGCCATCTGCGCGTACAGCGCGGCTTGCATCGGGCTCACGTTCGCCTGCGGGTTGAGGAAGTTCGCGACCCCGGGAATGTCCGCCACCGCCTGCACGCCCCGGGTCATGATCGCGTTGGCCTGCGCCGAGCCGACCGCCGCAGCCCTGATCGCCTTGCTGGCCTGCGCGTAGTTCATCCCCATCGACAGGCCGGGGATCCCGGCCTGCATCCCCTGCTGCAGCACCATGGCCAGCGCCATCGGGGACTGCGCTGCATACGGCAGGTACTGCTGCAATTCAAACGCGCCGAGCCCGGCGGCCTGCCCGGAGGTGATCCCGCCGAGGGTCATGAACGTCCGCAGCTGGTCCATGTTCTGCTGGGATGCGGCGATGATGCCCTGCGGGCCGGCGAACTGGGTCCAGGCGGCGGCGCCGCCGGGGGTGAAGATGTTGGTGAGGGCCTGCGCCATCAGCGCGTCCGCGGCTTTCTGGTTGCCGGCGAGGGCGCCGGCGACCTGGTTCTGCTGCGCGGTGGACAGCCTGCCCCCGGGGGCGGTGGCCATGGCCTGCGCGACCAGCGCCGGGGCGGCGAGGGCGGTCTGGTAGAGGGCTGCCGCGTTGGCGGGGCCGCCGGTCATGATCTGGGTCATGGAGTCCAGCGCCTGGTTCACCTGGGCCAGCGACGTCATCTGCGGGGCCGACATGATGTACTTGGCGCTGGCCGCGGACAGGAGGGCGCTGGCATGGGCCATGGTGCCGCCGGTCATCACCGAGTACGCCTTGATGAAGTTCCGCAGCTGGCTCACCGCGGTCGTGTCGAGCACCCCGCCGGGGCCGATGTCTTTCGGGGAGATCATCGCCATCGTCATGAGGTCGAAAGCCTGCGACAGGGAGGCGCCCTTGACGCCGAGGTCGCTCAGCGCCTTGACCGCCTGCGGGCCGGCGGCGGTCATCTGGCCTAGCTGATTGGCGGCGTTCTTCACGTTGGCCGCGTACTCGCCCTGCAGCTGGGCGAGGGCCTGCTGGGGGGTGTAGCCGCGGCGCACCAGTTCCCCGATCGGAACGCCGACCGGGATGGTGGCGCCGCCTATGGTATCGAAGCTCACCCCGGGCGGGTGTTGCTCCGCCCGGCTCGCCTGGCCCATCGCGGGGATGATCGAGGTCAGGGAGGACGCCCCGAACGAGGCGTTGATGCTGCGCATGAAGCCGCCCATCTGCTGGGCGGCGGGAGTCCCGAACTGTCCCTGGCTGATCCCGTAAGCAGAGGCGCCGAGCAGCGCGGTTATCGCCGCGATCGGCAGCCCGCCGATCCCGGCTTCGAGGAACCCGGCGAGCCCGGTGCCGCTGACCGCCCCGCCGCCGATCCCGGCGTACTCCGCCGTGCTCAGCCCGGCGGCGGCGGCGGCTTCCTCGGCGGTCATGGAGGTCGCGCCGAGCCCCAGCCTGCCCGCCAGCCCGGCCAGGCCCTTGATGGTGCCGCCGCCCAGCCAGAACGGCAGCTTGCCGCCGCTCAGCGCCAGCCCCCCCCACCGCCACCCTGCCTCAGCGGCCAGCCCGGTGCCGAACAGCAGCGGCCACAGGCCGCCGCCGCCCGCAAGGCCCGTGACCGACCGCAGGACCCCGGTGACGCCTTTGAGGCCGCCGAGGAGCAGCGGACCCATCCCCGGCATCACCGGTGCCAGGTTCAGCAGCGTGTCCACCAGGTTCGCGCCGATGTCCCCGAACGACCGCAGGTATCCCGTCCCGCCGCCCAGCGCCCCGGCGGCCTGCCCCATCCGGCTGGGTGAGATGTTCGCGATGGCACGGTCGATCATCGCGACCGTCTGCACGCCCAGCCCCCCCGGGCCGAGGATCCCCCCCTGCCCCGTGCCCTGGCCGGCGAGGCTCATCAGGCCGCCGATGATCCCGTACACCCCGCCGGTCGCCTGGTTCTGCGCTACCTGGAACCCGGGTGCCATGCCGAACAGCTGCCCCGGCGTCACCCCGTACGCCCCCCCGAGGGCTTCCCCGGCGGTGTAAATACCCTGCCCGCGGAGGTAGGCGGCCTGGGCGCCCTGCCAGCTGACCGCGGCGGCGGCGATCCCGGCGACCATGGCGGGGATGATCGTGGATGCGGCTTCCATCGCGAACATGGTGGTCAGGTGGGCGGCCTGCACGGCGGGCGCCGCGCCGCCGAAGATCCTCCCGGATAGGCCCCCGCCGCCGCTGAGGAAAGCCAGCAGCCCGCCGCCGCCGCCGTCTCCCCCCCCGCCTCCGGTGCCGATGCCGTAAATACCGCGGCCGCCTGCGCCGGCACCGGAGCCGGCGGCCGCCTGCGCGAGCAGCGACGCCGACGCCGCATCCCCCAGCACGCGGGTAACCCCGTCCGCGCTCACTTCGGTGGCAGCCAGTATCTTGTTCAGCACGCCCGCGTCGTTCGCGGTCATCGCAACCGGGGGTGAGACCTCCGGGATCGCGGCATACGCCCCTTTTGCCGCGCCGAGCCTGGTGACAAGCTGATCCCAGCCGTCCATCTGCGACAGGAACGAGTCAGCGACCAGCTTCTGCGCGGCGGTCATCCCCTCGCTGCGTGCCTGCACCAGGCCGAGGGCTTCCTGCAGGCCGCGCAGCGCCCTCGCGCTATCACCGGACAGCCGCTCCGTCGAGCGGAGGGCGTCGTTCATCGCGCTGTTCCTGGCGGCAGCCTCCGCCATGGCCGCGTTGTACTGGTCGATCACCCGGTTGTAGTCACGGATGTGGGTGCTGGCAGGGTGGGGCAGCACGGGAGGGACGCCTCCGCCGCCGGTTCCGCCCCCCGGCCGCCCGGTGGCGAGCGCGGCGAGCATCGCCGCGTCCATCGCCAGGCCCCCCGCCGCCTGACCGCCCCGCGACGCGGTCATCATCGCCAGGGCGGCAGCATCCTGCGCCACCGTGTTCGCCGCCCCGCCGCCCCCGCGCCCGGTCGCCGCGAGTGCCGCCGCCGCCGCCGCAACCGACGCGGCCGCCGCGGCAAGGCCCGCGTCTCCCCGCTCGCTGCCCGCACCCGCCGCCGCCCCCGCCGCCGCCGCAGCAGCCCCCCCGCCCCCGGGCTCCCCGACGTTCACGTACCGGGTGGTGACCGTGCGGGTCACGTCCCCTGTCTCCCGCGGCACGTCCCCCACCGTCACGTACCGGGTGGTGATCGTGATGTCCCTGGCAGCGGGCAGGTCGTCCAGCGCCGCCTTCACCCGGGCGATGCCTGCCAGCGCCCCCGCCGTGTCCACGGTCACCCTGATCGTCGCGGAGTCCGGGAGGCTGCCCAGCTCCGTCCTGATCTTCGCGATCTGCTGCAGGACATCCGAGTCGACGGAGACGGCGAAACGCCGGTTGGCGCCGATGATCTCCCGGATCGCGGCAAGGTAGCCGGCCGCGTCCGCGGTGAAACGCTGCTCGACGTCCCTCAGGTTCCCCGGCACCCGCTGTCACCCCCGGCTTTAAGGGTCGTACTCGCGGAACGCGTCCGCAGCTACCCGCCGCAGTTCCCCGTCGCCGATCGCCTCGTCGGTGGTCGGCCCCAGGAACGGGTGCTCCGGGTACTCCCCCCGCGCCGGGAGCCGGCGGTGATACCACGACCCTGCCGAGTCAGTCCAGTGCATGACCTTCCCCGACTTCGGGGTCAGCACGCACCCGCCGAACTCCAGCAGCCTCGCATGCTCTGCCCGGTTCCCCGCGTACGCGGAAGCCCGCAGCCCCCCCGACGCCGGGGTGGAATACATGCCCCGGGCCAGGCTCCCCGACGCTGACGCGGGCGGCGCACCCGGGGCCGCCTTATGGTACGCGCCGGGAGCATGCCGGTTGCGCTGCAGCGTGTCCCGCGCGGTCCGCTCCGCGATGTACCGGGCCATCGCCTCAGCCGCTGCCGCCGCCCCCAGGCGGGCCCTGGCCTCGACCTGCAGCCACTGGCGGATGTTCTCCTCCGGGGTGACGCTCAACGCGGCAGCGCCCCCCTCCGCGGCTGCGGCGGCTGCCCCGGGCGCAGCGGGGCGGCGATGGTGCCGCGGGCGGGGCGCGGGTATCCGAGGCCGACACGCCGGTACCGTCCCGCCCACTCCCCGCGCCGGGGCCCGAACCCGAACCTGGCCGCCGGCTGCCCGTGGTTGAACCACCACACCCGCCTGCCGAGGGCGAGAAGCTCAGCCGCCTCCGCCCACACCCCCCGTGACACCCAGCCCCCGAGATGATCCAGGAACACCGCGCAGTCCGCGCGGCGCCTCACCGCCGGCCACAGCGCCTGCCATTCCGGGTTGGACCGGTACAGGTCGGCGGCACACCACACGGTCACCGGGTAGCCGGCGAGGCCGGGGAACGGGTACTCGCGGGCTGCTTCCAGCACGGGGCTGCGGTACAGGGTCATCGGGGACATCAGGTACAGGACCGGCAGCGACGAGGGAAGCGCGGGACGGCAGTAAGCGGGGAGCATCGTCAGGCCGCTGCGGGGCGCCTCGCCGCCATCCGCTCCAGCAGCGCGCCGATCGCCGGCTTCATGTGCTCCTCAGCCACCACGGGAACGTCATACCGCTGCACCGACTCCCGCAGCCTCACCCGGTCAACGTCCCCCCGCCGCTCATACGCCTGCTCGAAAGCCCTGGCCAGCTCCCCGCTGTCCGGCCGGATCCACCAGGCCCGGTGCACCCCGTTCCAGAACGGCAAGCCCCCCACCTGCAGCCCGTCCGGGTTCAGTTCCTCCATCGACGAGCATCTCGTGGTAATGGCCGGCACCCCGCATGCCATCGCCTCCACGATCGGGATCCCGAAACCCTCCCCGTACGTGGCCGCGCACAGCACGTCCAGCATCCCGTACCAGCCGGCCATGTCCTCCTGGGAGAAAAGACCCGCCGAATACCGGTACTGGTCCGCGACCTTCACCCGGTCGGTGATCCCCAGGTTCTCCGCGATGCACTCCAGGTCCTGCCCCCCGTCACAATGCACCCCCGTGTGCAGGAACAGCAGCGAATCCGGGCGGGACGCGGTGAACTTCGCGAACGCCAGCAGCATCTCCGCCGGCGCCTTCCGGATCGCGTCGTTGTTCGCCGCGTTCACCCCGATCACGAACGTGCCCGGGCCGATCCCCGCCGCCTCCCGCAGCTTCCCCCGGTCCTCCGCAGGCCGGAACACGGAGAAGTCCACCGCGTGCGGCACGTACAGCGCGGAGGTGAACCCGGCGTCCCGGAACCGCTGCTGCCCGAACCGGGACATGGCCACCAGCTCCGCCCCCCCCGCCTCGGCGACCCCCCGGTCCGCCGCGGACATGGGCCGGCAGTCGCACGGCAGCCAGTGCGCCGCCGGAAGGTCCCGCAGCACCCCCGGGTCCAGCACCCACACATCCCCCAGGGTGACCACCAGGTCCGGGCGCACATGCCGGGCATGCTGCTGCAGCGACGGGGAGCAGTAGTTCCCCCCGAACCCCGGCAGCACCGGGATCCCCTCCCAGGCGGTGGCGCTTCCGTGCAGTCCCCAGAACGCGGAGATGCACACCTCGTGGCCCATCTTCCGCAGTTCCCGCGTCCACAGCGCGGTCTGGATCCCGTACCCGGAGTTCGCCCACGGCACGCACGAATGCCACAAGATACGGCTCAACCGCTGCCGCTCCTAGTCCTTGTCCCGCAGCTGCTCAGCCGCAGCCGCCTTCGCCGCCCTCACCACCGGCAGCCAGAACAGCTCCTGCCGCCGCAGCCGCCGCACCACCTCCGGCGGCCACCCCCGCTCATCAGCCCACCTGTCATACAGGAACATCTCCGGCGGGAACCCTTCCGGCAACGTGAACGCCGGCGGGTCATGCGGCCGCAGGTGCCTGTCGATCAGGAACTGCGTCAGCCGGGCGGCGAGCTTTTTGGGTCCTGGCGCTCAAGCCCGTCCAGCTCGTCCAGCAGCGGCCGGACCGCCTTCCGCAGCGCCGCGTAATCCCGGGCTCTCATCGCCCGGCCGATCACCACGTCCGCCGCGGCCATGCTGTTCTGCGCGGGGACCGGCACCGGGAACGACCATGCGGTGATGACCCGGCCCAGGAAGGCGTTCGCCCTGTCGTCTTCCAGCTCCCGGGGGGCGAAGCTGGTTTCCCCGCCTGCCGCCTGGGTGATCCTGGCGGCCCGGTTGATGATGAGCAGGTCTTCCCCGAGCAGGTCGTCCAGGTTTTTCAGGTCGACCCAGTTCTGGGTGCCGTCGGCCTGCTTGCTGGGCAGCTCAACGCGCATTCGCGGCTTCTTTCGCATTAGCCTGGTGAAGGGAGGACGTCAAAGGTGAGCCTACGCCGGCGGCGGGGTGCTGCGAAGCCTGCGGTGACCCGGCGTGCGATGCGGCAGCACCGTCAGTACGCGGCCACGTTGTTGATGAGTGTCAGGGTCATCGGGCCCAGCCCGCCGCTGCCACCGGTATCAACCGCGTTAGCTACCGCCTCATAGCTGTTGTCGTAACCCACCAGGTCTTTGTTGCGCATGATCTTGGATTTGATGTTCGCGACCTGGCTCATGGTGAAGGTGAGGGTGAACGGGGTGCCGGAGTTGGGGATGACCTCGGGGACCTGATTGGAGACGGTGATGCTGACCGGGGCCTGCGCGTTGAGGAGCATCAGGTCCAGGGGGGTCTCAGCGTTGGCCGGATCCCACTGGATGGACCCCTGGGCGGTGAGGGGGCCGCGGGCAATGATCATCGGGTTCTGCGTGCCGGCGACGATCCAGTACGCCTGCAGGGCGCGGCGGGCGCTGCAGGTGAAGTTGCCGATGCCCGCGTAGGCGCCGGCTGTGGAGATGGTGTTGCCGGCGATGACGACGGTCGAGTTCCAGGCGGGGATGGGCCGGGAGTTGGTGGTGATGTTGGTGACCGGGCTGGCGGCGGGGGCGGAGATGAAGCTCTGGCCTTGCATGCGGATCGACAGCAGCTGCTCGGCGGTGCCGGTGAAGTCGAGCTGGGACACGGCGGCGAACGGGTACTGGCGGGCGCCGTAGGGGTTGCTGGGGGCTGTCCCGTAGGTGGCGGAGGTGAACACGTTCACGATGTTGGTCGTATCGGTGAGGGTATGGGTGGGGGGCTGCGCCCCGTACGCCCCGCCGTAGCCGAGGGGGGAGTTCAGCGCCGCCCAGCGGTGGGTGAACGGGGTGCCGCAGGTGTTCACGGTTTCCCCGGTAGGGTGGGCGAACCGCAGCGGGTACGCTTCCCCGCCGCCGCCGGCGAAGTTGATGACGTTGCTGGCCGCTGTCGACCCGATGATGACGACCTCGGCGGTCGGCGCGGTGCCGATCTGGATCGCCGCGCCCGCCGTGTACGCCGCCGGGGGGGCGGCGGACAGGGTGCAGCTGGTGGCACCGACGGGGATGATCCCGGAGACGGTCGCCGGGTTCGCCAGCCCGGACCCGGTGGTGGACAGGTCCCCGAAGACGTTGTCGAAAAAGTAGCCGTGAGAGTCCAGGAAGTTCGGCCCGTTGAGGCTGAACGTGGCCGACTCGACGCCGAGAGTCTTGTAGAACAAGTCGGTCATCGACCCGCGGATCGCCTTGTCATCGAGGAACTTGGGGGTGTCCTCGGGTTCAAACGCGTTCTGGTCGACGGGGTGCGTGATGACCGGGCTGACCGGTTCGCCTGCGGTGAGCTCGCGGGCAACCCCCAGCCAGGTCAGGACGCTCGGATATACATTCGGACCGCCGAGGCTCACACGCCGCCTTTCATCCGCCCGGGGGCGGAGCTAGAAACCTGTTGATGCAAAGCGAGAGCGCCCCGGCTCAGCCGTCCTCGCCGTCGTCTGGCATGAACACGGGGATGCCGCCGTCCGGGACAGCCGCCGGGTCGCCGGCTGGTTCTGCGGCCTCAGGACCGCCTGCGGCTGCCTCAGGCCCGGCCGCCGGCGGCGCTGTTTCCCCGGGCGCGGTGAACCCGGCCGGGAGGTCAGGCACCAGCCGTCCCGACGCGGGTATCACGTCATAGACCCCTCCCGGTTCCGCGGCGAGGGTCGTGCCCGTGCCCCGGTCGGTGTAGTCGGGGAAAGTGACGGGCATGTGACCGGTATAGCGGGCCAGTGCCACAACAGCCTCCGATCAGGCGACGGCCGTGCCGCGCATGCAGGCAGACGTGACCGGTGTCCTTGCAGGCCGCAAGCCCGGTCGTTCAGGGCCGGGTAAGACCGGAAGGGCCCCGGAGGATTCCGGGGAGGCGCGGCCCAGTGAAACAGGAAACCCGGCCCGTGAGGGAAGGAATCCCGGTCCTTCAGGGCCGGGAGGATGTCAGCGAACTAGGCGTTGATGATTTCCCAGACGCTGCACTGAATCAAAGAATCGTACCTTAGCCACCGCTCATCCTCGAGCGCCTCGATGCCGGTCCTGTACGTCATCGTCTCGCCCACGTTGTACACGGTGCTCGTCAGGTTCGTCGCCGGGTCAGTCAGCTCAGCCGGGTTCGGCTGCGCCGTCCGCAGCGCCAGCATCACCGTGTCCACGATCGACGGGAACTTCGGATCCTGCTGCGTGCCGCCCCCGGCCGACGTCCACGTGATGTAAATGTCGAACTGGTGCAGCAGCCCCTTCGTCCCCGACGCGGTGCCCGCCCCCGTGTTGCGGGGGATCGTGCCGCCTAGTTCCCCGGAGCGGTTCTCCCGGCCGTCCGACGGCCAGATGTAGATGGCGGGAACCCTCGCCCTGACACGCGGGTCCGGGGGGGTGATGTACGCCTTCGCCGCGGGGATGCCGTAGGGAAGCTCCAGATTGTCAAGGAGGCCGCGGAGAAAACCCTGGATGGTGACGATAGGCAATTCCGGGGCCTCCCGTCACCTGGCCTGCGGTTGTCTCAGGGCTTGAGCGGCTTCTGCGGCTTCGCCGGCTTCTGCGGCTGCCCCGGCACCGGGGGCCGGCCCGTGCTGCCGCCCTGCCAGGTCACGGCCTGGCGCCTTGCCATGTGATGCAAGGCCCGCCGCGCGAAACGGCTGGAGGTTCTCCTGCTGGCCATCAGCGGCCTCCGCTGCCGAGCGCGTGCCTGTAGGCGGTGACGGTTTTCTTGCACCGGGCGCAGCAGTACTTGTGGTCCTTGGTGCGGGGGGTGAAGGTGACCGGGCAGCCCGGCCGGGCGCAGGTTTTCAGCTGCTTGGGGGGCACGGCGGTGTCAGCCATAGGCCGCCTCCTTATGCGATTGCCACCTCACCAGAGTTCTGGCGCGGAGACCCCCGCCTTCAGGCGGGGAGGAAGCGCCTCCCTCCCTTCTCTAGATCGTTAACTGATCTTTTGCTAGAATATGGAATGCGCCTGCGGCGCAACCCATGACCGCGACGTGAACGCGGCGAAGAACATCTCGGCCGCCGGGCTGGCGGACAAGTAAAACGCCTGTGGAGCTGGTGTAAGACCTCAACGGAGACCTCCGAGCGGGCAACTGGCAGTGAAGCAGGAAGACCAACCCGTGAGGGTTGGAATCCCCTCCCTTCAGGGAGGGGAGGATGTCAATGTGCTCACCAGTTCTCCCGCCAGTCCCCGGGGCTGGTGACTGTCCGTTAAACGGTTCGGCGGAGCGGGTGAATGAGCAGCTCGGCTTCCTCCGCCAGCGCCTGCGCCGACTTATCCGACGACTGCACCGACCCTCCAACCGCGTGGATCGTCGTAGACGTGGCACCCCGGGTCAGCGCCTCCGCAGCAGCGAACCAGATGCACGCCTGCTCCACCGACCCCGGCAGCGTGGTCACCAGCGTCCCCGCCTGATGCGGGTAAGCCAGCGGCGACGACAAGGTCAGCGTCCCCGGCCCCGACACCGCCGACGCCGCGGTGACATGCACCGCCTCCTGCTGCCCCGAATCCTTGATCACCCCGGTCGCCCCCGTGGACGTGCCCTGGTAGCTGGCAAGCGCCCACCCTGTGCAGTCGTCCACCGCCAGCGACGTGTCCCCCGCCGCCGCCGCCGCGGTGACAGACGCATGCGGCCAGCCGTTGACGTAGGTGACCTCGATCGCCCACCCGTTGCGGCCCATGGACCAGTTGATGTACCCGCCGCCGACCAGGATCGCCTGGCCGCCCTGCCCGGCAGCGGTCGGCGTGACCGTCCCCGTCAGCGACACCGGCGGCTGCTCCGGCTCGAAGAACCCCGCCGGCACGTCAGTCCAGGACCGCGGCCACAGGTTGCCCGGGCACACCCTCACCGACAGGACCTGCAGCACCGGCCAGTTGTAGGCGATGATCCGCGCGTTCTGCGCCGCGCTCGCACCCCAGTACGGCACCGGGTAGCGCCCCCCCGACCCGGGGCCGACGGTGACCCGGAAGTCCGGGCCGTGGTGCAGCTCGCAGTCGATCGTGGCGCGCAGCACCTGGTTGCAGTAGGCGTCAGCCCTTGCGGTGGCCCGGACGCACATGTTCCACATCTCGGCCGTGTTCGCGGCCGGGTCGTACACGCCGTCGTCTGACGGCGGGATCGTGGTGAAGTCGATGCCTGACCGGGGGCCCTAATGTCGGCGCCGTCAGCAGCGTGACCGGGCTGATGTAGGGGGCCAGGCCAACGGGCAGCGGCGTCGTCATGGGGGCGGATCACCCCCGTCCCGTGCTCATCGCGGTTTCCTTATCCTGGCTGCGAGCGCGCACTTCGTGCACCACCAGGCACCGTCAGCCCAGAAACCGTGACGGTCGCAGACCCCGGTACCGCAGGTGCCGCAGGTGATGGACGGTGACGACCCGCGGGCGGCGCGGCCTCTCCTGACTCCCCCGCACCGGGGACACAGGCCCGGCGCCCGGCTCACATGCCCCGCTAGGCGGCGAGCCGCTGGATCAGCTCGTCCTTGCTGCCGGAATCCGGCAGTCCCCGTTCCCGGCACAGCTTCTTGAGTGTCTGCGGGTGGAGAAGGCCCAGGTCCAGCGCGGCCTCGTCCGGCTCGCCGGCGGCGGCGAGGGAGGCCCTGGCTGCCATGGACGCGCCGCACTCCGGGCAGAACTTCGACCCCGCCGGCACGTCATGGGAGTTCACGCACACCACCGTGCCGTGCAGCACCCCCGCGGGAAGCTCCTTCTCCAGCAGCCACATCGCCTCAGGCGGGATGTCCAGGCCAGTCGCCCGGACCGAGGCGAGCGCCTGCAGCAGCTCGACCTGCGCCCTGCCGCGTTCCCGGCGGGTGGCATCAGTGCGTTCCTCGTCCGGGGTCAGCGGGGCGGTCTCCGGGGTGCTGGAGAACATGGGATTCCCGTCAACCACCCCGAACATCAGGGGTCCCGGCTTGCTTTTGCTGATCGGCGATTGGACGACGCCGCGCCGGCCACCCTTGAGATAGGTCTCGCAGGGGCCGCATTCCAGCTTCCAGGTCTTGACAGGAGCTCCGCTGATCACGGGCCGGCTGTGGTTCTGACCGCAACCTCCGCTCGCAACGGGGACAGCGACGCACATTACGTCGCTGCGGGCGAAGAGTGTCATCTGATTCCTTCCTTGTACCTCAGGGCACGTAGGGGCCGCGCGGCAGGTCCCTCGGCATTTCCGCCTCGGGAACCGTGGCATGCCCGCACCGGGGGCAGGCGGACGCCCAGCGGTGCGCCAGGAACCGGCAGGACGGGCACCAGCGGCCGTCGTCCTTGCAGACGGTGAAGAACTTCTCCGGCCCCGCATCGACCAGTCCCGCGCTCGCGTAGTCCTGGTTGCGGAGCTTCCTCAGCGCCCGCGCTTCCACCGGGTCGGTGTCGTCCAGGCTGACGAAACCGCCCGGCTTCCTGGCGATGAACTTGTCCTTGCCGTCGGCGAAGCCCATGCAGCCGGGGGGAAGATGCACGCGGGGCAAGTCAGGCCTCCGTGCTGATCAGGTAGGAGACGGTCACGGTCGCCGCCGCCGAAGACACGAAGCTCAGCCCCGTCCCCCGGGAACCAGGGAACGTGCTGAACGAGGTCGGCGCGGCCCCGGGAACCACCTGAAGGCCATTACCCGGGCCCAGCACCTGCCCGGAAGCCGGGGTGGGACCCACCACGGCGGTGCCGCCTGTGGCGGTGAGGACCACGCTGCACGCGCCCGGGGGGATGAGGCACAAGGCGGACGGGGCCGTGCTGCTGCTGGCCGCCTGGCCGGCGAGGATCGCCATCATGCCACCTTCCCGAGCACCCAGGCCACGTCAGGACTGAACTGCCTGCGCAGCCGCGCCACCTCATACGGCATCGTGTCCGTCATCCACTGCCGGAACGCGGCAAGGTCAGACTGCCCCCACGTCTCCTCGGCCTCCTTGTACAGGGCGTCGTACTCGGTGTCCTTGCACACCGAGTAGTGCAGGTGCTCGATCACGGCCTGCGGGCAGTACCGGATCAGCCCCGCCCGCCTCCCCAGCTCAGCCACCGAATTGTCCGTGTAGTAATGGGAGCATGACGGGTTGGCGAACCAGCCGAGCGCCCTCACCACATCCGACGAGCACATCCAGATCTCCGGCACGTCAGCGCGGCGCCTGTCATCCGGGTACACCCAGCCGGAACCGCCCATGTCGTGCAGGGCGGCCAGCATGATCCCGTCCCAGCCGGGTGTCCTGAACACGTGGTCGTTGCCGACCCACATGAGCACGTCGTAGCCGCCGGCGGCGACCGCCGCGACGCTGTTCAGCTTCCCCGAGAACGGCAGCCGCGGGCCGATCACCGCGTGGGTCGCCGGCTCCCAGCCCATCCCCTCATACGTGTCCTGGTCGTCGCCGTCGGAGATGAACACCATCTCCGTCCCGGCCAGGGTCACCGTGTCCTGGTAGGACTGCAGCAGCCGCTCGCACTGCGCCCTGCGCCCCCGGGTGGGGACCATCACCAGCAGCCCGGTCACGGCTGCGGCACCCGGCCGACGTTCACGGCGTCCCACCCGGTGCGCGCCGGCCACGACCATCCCGCCGGCTTCCGCGCCCTCGCGAACACCCCGGGCGCTTCCGGGTCCGGGGTGACGGAGACCTCCGCCAGCCCGGCGCCGTCCAGGATCGCGGTCATGGCCGCGGCGGAGAACCTGTGCCAGTCCCCCGGGTAGCCGTGGTAGGGGAACCCCTCGGAGCGGGTGGTGAGCAGCAGCAGCCCCCCCGGCTCCAGCGCGGTGATGAGCCCTGCCAGGGCTGCCTTCCAGTCCCGGGCATGCTCCAGCATCTCAGTCGCCACGACCACGCCGAACGTGCCGAGGGACGGCAGGTCCGCCGCGTCGCACGCCACGTCCGCCCCCGGCCCCGGCCGCATGTCCGACGCCAGGTAGCCGGCGGGGCCGAGGGACTCGATGAACGGGCGGACGGTGCCGTTCTCGTCCCTCGCCCCCGCCTCGGCTATCATCCGGCCCTCCACGTCCCCCCGGCCCAGCACGGCACGCACCCACGCCTGCACCGAGGGATGCAACTCACGCCACCCCGGCGGTCACCCGAAGCTGCCCCGGCAGCGGCACCGCCGTGTACACCAGCGACGACCCGGCATGGTCGCTCACCAGCGGGCTGGCGAACGTGATCTGGGACGACGCCGTGGTCGACGCGACGACCTGCGCCTCCCACCCGGTGCCTGCCGGGTTCCCGATGATGACCGTCGTCCCCGCCGCCAGCGCCGACGGCACCGCCGCAGCGAGGGTGACCGCCGTGGAACCCGCGGTGACCGCCGCCGGCGACGCGGTTGCCGCCTGGGCGCCGGGCACCACCCCGGACACCGCGTACAGGGTCTGCGTGACGTTCTGCATCTGCACCGGGCGGCTGCCGGCCGGGACGGCGAAGCCCCCCGGCTGGCTGACCCCGGCCGGGCCCACGTACACCGGGTACTGGCCGTCGTTGTGCAGCCGCAGCGTCCCGGCCTGCCCCGGGACGGGGGTGAAGATCCACGTGGGGGTCACGGCAGGGTTCACGTGCTGGTCCGTGCCCGGGGGGAAGCTGGGCATCCGGGTCTCCTCTCCTGGGACGGGGTCAGATGACGGAAACGACGGAGCCGAGGCCCACGTAGGCGGTGGCTGCCCCCGCCGGGGTGATCCCGTAGACGGTTTCCACGGGGCCCTGGAGGGTCACCTGCTGCCCGGCGGGGATGAGCAGCCCCTGCGCGGCGGTGACGGCGGTGGCCGAGCCCACGTACAGGGGGGCGGGGCCGCCGTTGGTGACGATGAGGTCCCGCTGGTAGGTGCTGGGGGCGCTGTAGAGCTGGGTGCTGGCGGTGCCGACGGAGACGGGGGTGTAGGGGGCGGCGATGGCCACACAATTCCTTTCGGAGGGCGAGTGAGCGGTGAGAAACCGCGCGGCTGGCGCGCGGTTCCGCCGTACGCCGCCAGGAACTTCTCCTGGCGTCCCTGGCGGCGTACGGTATTCCCAGGTCGTGGCGTCCGTTTCTCCTCCGGCCGGGCCCGGTGGAGTTAGGGCACCGCGGCCTCCTTCTTTCTTGCTTGCCCTAGCTGAAGGGGGTCGTGTCGGAAACTTGCAGTCCCTGCAAGATTCCGCTGTAGAACGGCGCATGCGCCACGAGGGCGCCGAGCAGGAAGATGGAGTAGCGGAACGTCGCGTCGATGACAGGCCACGCGACGGACACGTAGTCCTGGACGCAGGTCATCTCCCACGCGTTGTCCACATGGCTCCACGTCTGCGGGAGCTGGTAGGACATCAGCAGCGCCGTCCCCTGCGACAGCCAGGGGTGCACGGTCAGCTTCAGCGTGGACCTGGTGACCGGGTTGACGAACTCGGCCACCGCCGCCCCGGCGCGCACGCCGGAGATCTGGTCCTGGGAGATGTTCAGCAGGTAGTTGAGGCCCGCCCCCTGGGTGAGGATGTCGTTGGCGAGCCGCATCAGGTCACCGCCGTCGGCGACGATCTCCGACGGGTCAGCCCGGAACTTCCCCGGGGTGACGTTGTTGAGGCCGTTGTTCTCCCACAGCCCGTCGAGGGCGGTGAAGATGGCGTTGGTGGACAGGTGGGTGCCGACGGCCTGGTTGACGTACCCGCCCTGCCACACGCCCGCGCCGGACTCGAACCCGACGTTCGAGTAAGGGCCGGCGCCTGAACCGGACAGCCCGGACAGGACCGGGATCAGCCCTTCCATGCTGTTGGAGTTGCCGGTGCCCGTGTCCGCGGCCGGGGGAACCTGGTTGGCGGAAGTGGCCAGCGGGCCCTGCAAGGTGAACCGGATCCCGCCGACCGAGTTGGCGGTCTGCGCCCCGGCATAGGACACCCCGCCCTGGGTGGTCGTGCCCGCCATCAGGTACCAGGTCGCACCGGAGTTGGTGGCCACGTAAATGTTGTACTGCTGGGCACCCGGCACCGGGGTGATGGTCACGTCGGCGACCTGGCCTGCCGACCAGGGGATGTTCCCGCTGGACGGGGACGCCGGAGTCTCGCCGAAGTACGTCAGCGCCGTCACCTTCACCGAGATGTTGGCGGTGACGCCCGACAGGGCCGTCTCGTTGGAACCCGCGGTCCGCGTCGTCACCGACGGCGCGGCGGGAACCTGGAGGTTCTGGCTGGTGCCGGCCAGCAGCTGGTACTCCTCGCCCATCATCATCTCCTGCAGCAGCACCAGGTTGGCGAGCGCGGAGATGTCCTCGAAACCCTGGCCCTCGAACTGGGCCAGCCAGCTCAGCGCCTCGCTGAGCCCGAAGAAGCGGTAAGGGACGTTGAGCTTGTACTGGGTCTGCTTGCCGGACGGGGGGATGTTCAGCGGCCACGACGAGCCGGAGATTCCCGTCTGCCCGGATTCGACCAGTTCGGGGATGGCGATGTTGACGATGCCCTGGCCGCCGGTCTGGGAGCCGGACACGCCGAGCAGGCCGTACACCTGCCGGGATGCGCCCTGGCCTGCGGGGCGGGGGATCTTGTTCCGGAACAGGGTGTAGACGGGGTAGACCAGGCGGGAAGGGGCGAGGAGGTCGAACGGGACGAGCCCGTACGGGGCGCCCGCCCCTCCCAGGCTGGTCGCGGTGAAGTTCTTCCGGACCATCGCATCCCGCTGGGCCATGAACTTCATCGCCCCGGCACGCGGATGGCTCCAGAACTCGTCCCGGATCCCCGACACCACCGAGTCGGTCTCCCACGCGCCCGCCACCGTGGCGGCGCGGGTCTTCATGATCGTGTCATGGGAGCGGGTCATGATCTCGGAGCCGTGCGACACGTCGGTCAGCGGCACGCCGCCGTTGATGACATGGCCGACGCCCTTGACAAGGTTCTTCGCCTTCGCGGTGAAGAACTCGCCGTACTCGGTGTGCCTGCGGGCTTCCATGCCCGCGAGGGCGTTCGCGGCTCCTGCCGCGGCACCGCCCATCCGAGGGGGGGTGATCCCCTCGTCCTGGTCAAGCGTTACTGCCACAAGCCTCCTAGAGGGGCTGTCAGGTCTTCACTGGCTGATCCCCCGCATCTTGCAGAGAGTGGCGTAGGCCGCTTCCCGCTCGGCGGGGTCGGATGCGGAGTTGTAGCGGTCGGTGAGATGCCGGATCATCATCTGCTGGGTGCGCTCCGCGACCTCAGCCTGAGACAGGACACCCGCCGGGCGTCGCTGCTTGTGAACCGGGTTGAACGCCAGGCCGGAGAACGCGGCCGTGGACGGGTCCGGCTGGTCAGCGATGGCGTCGATGACGCGCTGCTGCTCAGCGAGCTTCTTGTCGTAGGATTCCCGCTGCTCGGCGAGGAGCGCCTTCGTGGCGGCGAGCTCGGCGGCGACCGGGGCCAGGGCCTCGGTGACGGCGGCCTTGATGACCTCCGGCCCGGCCGCCGCGGGGGCAGCGGGGGCCACGGTCCGGACGGATGCGCTCCGGGCGGGCTCCCCGTACTGGTTCACGAACGGGATGCCCGCGGCCTTCTGCGCGGCCGCCGGGCCGGCCAGCGGGGTGAGGCCCAGCTGCGCCCGTGCCTCGCCGATGCTGATCTCGCCCTTGCTCACCTTCACGGCCAGCTTCCGCTGCAGGGCCCTGCGGGACTTCTGCGCGGCGTCACGGCCGAGCCGGGACCGGGCCTCGTCCACCGTCATCCGCCCGGACAGCACCTTGCGGCCCAGCTTCTTCCGCAGCTTCCGCCGCGCCTTGAGCAGGTCCGCGTCAGCGAACTGGCCGTCCCGCTCAGGCTCCGCCTTGAACACGGCAGCAGCAGCCGCCGGGTCCGGGGCGGCGCTCTTGGAGACGCCCGCAGCGGCCGGGACCGGGCGGGCCTGCGGCTGCGGGACCGGGCGGTCCAGGTCGATGGGGCAGACCAGGGGGAACTGGCGGCCCAGGCTCTCGTGCATGGCGGCGAGCGCCTGCCGGGCCCGCTCCTTCTCCGTCACCTCGTAGCGCAGCTGCACCGGCCGGCCCGTCTCCGCCGGGTACTCCCACGACGCTTTCATGAACGACGGCGACGGCGACTGATGCCCCGCGGACAGCGGCGGCCGGGCGAAACCGTGCGCGTCCGGCGCCCCGGACGCCGCCGGCGGCGGCGCGGCAGGCCCGGCATGCCCCGGGGAGGACGCCTCATGCCCTTCGGTGATCAGCGGCCGGTTGAACTTCCCCGGGCTGATGCTGCCCGGCACCGGGGCGGTCCCCGGGCCGGGGTTCGCGTCCCGGAACGCCTTCCACGCGCCGAGCCGGAAGTCGTTCAGCACCGCCGGGTCCGCTTCCCGCAGGATCCGCGCCGCCTGCCACGCCTGCTGCATGGCCTTCGCCCGGTCCGGGGACTGCCCGGCCGCCGCTTCCACCGCCTTGCGGTGGAAGGCGGCCTCGTCGATGACCGTGCGGAAGTCCGCGAACGGATGGCACTTCGCGACATCCTCCGGGTGGAACGCCGGGCAGGTCAGGTCGTGGAGCCGGCCGAGTTCCGGGTCGATGGCCGCCTGCCGGAACCGCAGCAGGGCCGCCACCTCCGGGGAGGATTTGAGGGTGGGCACCTCGAGGCGGCCCGGCTTCTCGCTGTCACCGTCCTGCAGGCCGGAGTCCTTCTCGAACGCCTCCACCTCCGCGCCGTCCGGTTCCCGGTGGGCGGGGACAGGGTCCATGTGCTCCCCTTCGGCGCCGGAAGCAGACGCCGGGGTGGGGCCGGCTTTCATCGCCGCGGTCGCCGTGGATTCCTGGAGGTCGCTGACGGGGGCCGGCTGCATGGGGGAAGCCGTCACCCCGGCTGCGGCGGCGGGGTCGGTGCGGCATTTCTCCGCGTGGCCGCCGTCCGGGGTGCTGTCCATGCCGTCCTGCGGGTCGCCGCCGCGCAGCCACGGGGGCAGCTTCTTGCCGTCCCTGGCCTTCTTGCGGGCCTTCTTGCCGTCCCTGGCCTTCTTGCGGGAAGCTCCGGCTCCGGCCGGGGCGGCTTCCTCCAGCGCGCCTGCGGCCTTGCCCTGCCCCGCGTTCTCCCCGCCGCCGCTGTCTTCCGGCTTCTTGGTCACGTCAGGAGTTGCGACACTCTCACCTTCCGCCGATGCGCTCTTGTCCTTCTTGCCCTTGCCGTCCTTCAGCGGGTTCGGCACCCCCAGTTCCTTCGCCCGCCGCGCGATCAGCCGCCGCGCCGCGGCCACGTCCCCGTGACCGGACCGGGCGAGGACCGCCGCGTTGTGCAGGTCCCCGGTGTTCTCGATCGGATAGGAGCCGTCGCTGAGGGCCTTGCCTTCTTTCGCCAGCCGGCGCCTGGCAGCCGTGTCGATGTCCCGCTTGGTGACCAGCGCCTCGGCGTCCGCGATGGCCTTGAGCGCCGCCTCGCCGTCGTCGTGCCGGGTTTCCGCTGCTGCCTGCCGTGCCAGGTCGTCGTAGTGTTTCTGGACGAACTTGTGCTGCAGGAGCCGGGCCATGTCGTTCGGGGTGAACGTGACCGACAGGTCCTCCCCGGACTTCTGCACCCTGGGCATGCTGAACGTGCCGCCGCCGCAGGCGACCGGGCCGGCCGGCCCGGGAAGATCCGCCGCCTTCTTCGTTACGCCGCCGTCCTTGGTGATTTCCGGCTCGTTCAGCGCCTTCGCGATGGCGTCGTCCGCGCCGAACACCTTCCCCACGTACTCCGGGGTACCGTCGGCGCTCTTGGCGACAAGCTGGATGCCGCACCGGGCGTTGGCCGGCCTGTCGACCAGGGAGATCTCGACGACCTGGCCGTCCGTGATCCGGCCGCCCTTGGCGACAGCGTCCCTGACGATCGTCGGCCGCGCGATCCCCACCGAGTAGGCGCGCAGCGCCCCCTTGGAGACCAGCTTCTTGGCGACGGGCTCGACGATGAGGGACTTGACCCAGGTGGCCCCCTCGGCGTCGGTGCTGACTTCCAGCCCGACGCCGGCAGGGTCGCGCTGCGGGTTGTGCTGCACCCGGACGTTGCCGCCCGATTGCAGCCAGTCCCGGATGCTCTTGGAGCTGAACTGCGGGTCCACGATCTGCTGGTCATGGTCCACGGAGCCGTCGGTTGCGCGGCCGTAGACCATGAGGTCGCCGTCCGGCGTGCTTTCGACCTTCTCGATGCCGAACGAGTAGAAGACATCGGCCTTCGTCAGCTCGCCGGAATCAGTGAGGGTAGCGGCCACACGGCTCCTTACTGTGTCAACGGCATGCCAAGCTGCCGGACGGCCAAAGTTGGCGGTATGGGTGGGGGGGTGCAGGAAGAGATAGCTGCCGGCGGATAACGCGGCCCCGCTGCCCTGATCCCTCCCGCTGCCTGGCGGCAGCGGGAACTCGGCCAGCAGCCGCGACCTCGCCGCGTACCTCGGGGGCCGCTCCCACAGGGGAAGCACGTAACCCCAGCTTGACAGGACCGAGTCGTAGCGGAGGCGGACCATCACCCCGGCGGCCTCGCAGGCGTTCAGGGCATCGGCGACATCGGCGAGGAGGGCGGCGGCCTTGCGCTGCATCTCCGGCTGGGGGGCGCGGGCCGCTGCCGGGAGCGCTGAGATGACAGCTTTGACGGCGCGCTTGCCGGAGGGCTTGCGCTTGCGGCGGCGTGCGGTCATGCTCACCTGCCCGGGGGAATCACCTGCGGGTAACTGCTTCGCCGCTTTCAGCTTCTCCCACTCCCTGACCGCGGCGGCAGCGGCGGCCCGGACCTCCGGGTGGACGCGGCCCTTCCCGGAAGCCCAGCGTTTCACGGCCCCTACTGCCAGCCGCACCGCTTCCTGCTCCGAGTGCCCGTTGCGTTCCAGGGCCTTCGCGATGTTCTCGATGTAATCGGGCAGGTGCTCAACCGGATGCTTGCGATGCCACAGCGGAGCCGGCCCCAGGGCGGTGTGAGTGGAGGCAAGTTCCGGGGTCTTCGCGGATTTCTGCATCACACTCGCCAATCCCCGTCCTTCAGGGCCGGGATCCCCGCCCCGGACGGCGGGGCCTGCGCCGCGCCACGTCACACGTTCTCCGGGTCGGAACCTGAATGGATCTGCCGGTCGTGCGTTTCCAGCGCGGCCATCCGGTCCCCCGGGTCGATGTTCCCCACGTAGGCGAGCACCTTCTGCCCGAGCTTCTTGCGGGCCAGGGCCCGGTGATGCCCGTCGACTATAAACGCGCGGTGAGTGCCCGGCTCCTGCACCAGCACCGACGGGGCGACATGCCCCTTATGCTCCCGGATCAGCGTGACGAACTCGTTCACCTTGCCAGGCTGGTGAGACGCAGCCCACTTGTCCTCGTCGTCGGTGTCAACCCGGTCCCACGGCACCCACACCGGGCCCACCCACCGGGCCCGCCTGACCCACGAGATGGCGTCCGCGGGGAAGTTCTTCGCCATCTGCAGGTACACGTGCTCGGCGTCGACCGGTGACGGGTCGCTGAAGTCGCTGACGCTCTTGCGGGAATCCCCCGACGGGGGTATCCCGGTCCGCGCGCCGATCGCGGCAGCCGGGGGCTGCAGCGTGTTCTGCGGCGCCGGCCACATGCCGCCGTGCTCGCTGCCCTGGTCCGGGAACACGGCCGCGGGGGGGGCGGGCTTGCGGCCGCGGACGGGGAACTTCCCGTCTTCGTCGCCGCGCGGGTACAGGCGCGGGTGCGTCCCGGATGCGAAGTCATCTTCCCAGTGCGGCGGCTCGCCGCCCGCCGACCCGTGCCCGTCCGGGACCGCCCCCGGCCCGGCGTCAGGCCAGTGCCCGGCTTCTTCCGTCCCGTCCGCCCGGTGCGGGTACGGCCATCGCGACCCCGCGGCCTGCAGGGCCTGCGCGGCGGGGGTGAGGACCAGTTCCTCCCCGTCCTCGCTGGCCATCCGCTGCAGCGCCTTGCCGAGATCCTTCCAGTCAACGGACTCCCACTCGCTGCGGAAAGCGGCGGACAGGTTCAGGTCCCCGATCTCCTTGCGCCGGTACCAGCCGGCGCCCAGGGTCTCATCCGGGGCCGAGGCTTGCAGCGACGGCTGGAAGAACGGGGCGTCGCACAGGAAGATGCTGACCGTCTTCCCGCCGCGTTCCCGGATCAGGGTGGCGCGGCGCTTCAGCGGCGGCAGCGGCCCCGTCTCCTCCTGCGCTTCGCGCAGCGCCGTGTCCCACGGGTCCTCGCCGGCGCGGGCGGTGCCTCCGGGGAGATCCCATTCGCCGGAGCCGGAGCGCAGGTGCAGCAGGTAGCGGTGCTTGCCGTCTTCGGGGGAGCGGGAGCGGATCAGCAGGAACGACGCGCGGGTCTCGTCGTCTTTCGCCGCCTTCCCGAGATCCGCGAGCGGCGGCTCGGCGGCGGCCTGGGAGGGGGCAGGAACGCACCGGTCCCGGACATGGACCTGGCCGATCACCCCCCCGGCGGAGAACGGGGCGTCCAGCGGGATATCCCCGTCTTCGGCCACGTCCTTGCACAGGTCGCAGGCATCCGGGGACAGCAGCAGGTGCTTGTGCGTCACCCCGTAGTCCCGGTAGCACTGGATCGCCGCCGAGTTGATAGCGCGCCCGGTCTCAGTCCAGGCGATCATCTCAGCGCGGGCCGTGCTGCCCTCGAGCCCTGTCCTCGAGATCTCGGTGAGCCAGTGCTCGCCTTCGGTGGCGATGAACCCCCGCAGCGCCTCCGTGGCATGCTCCGCGGTGAAATCGGGGGGCTCGCCGGTGACGAGGCTCCTGGCGGCGGCGTAGCCGAGATGCCATGCTTCCGTCCACAGCGGGGTCAGCACGGCGGCGAGCACGTCGCGTATCTCGCCGGAGATCAGGTCGCGGAGGGTGCTGCCGGAGACGAACATGCCGCCGGCGGCGGCTTTCTTCCGCAGCGCCGACCCCCGCGCCTCAGCATCGCGGAAGGCGCGGGCGATCTGCTGCTTGTACGCGCCGACAAGGCCCAGGTCATGTTCCCAGCCGGGCCAGCGGGCAGCGGCCTTCCCCGTGACAGCAGGCACGTCCCCGCCGTCTCGGGGAGCATCCTCCGGCGGGCTGCCGTCCCCGGAGCCGCTCTTAAGGCAGATGGCCCCGGCGCGTTCCACGGCCGTGTCGATCAGGACGCCCTTCGCCAGGTCCTCCGCTATCGCGGACAGCGCCCTCGGCGGGATGTGCTCCGCAGCCCACGTGGAAATGGCCCGGCCCTTCCGCAGGTGCCGTCTCAGCGCGTCCAGCTCGCAGGCGGCAGCCTTGTGATGCGTGGCCCGGCCCGTCGCCGCCTCCCCCCGCTTCCGGCTCCCGGCCACCGGGGACCGTGACGGGGTTCCCCCCGTCCGCGGGGTCGGCGACTGGATCGCCCCGGCCGCGGCGGAATGCTGCGGGGTGAGGGATTCCCGGTGCGGTGCCAGCGGCTTCGGGTGCGTCCCCCCCGGCAGGACCTGCCCGGCGCGGCGCACCGACGGCTGGCTGGTCCGCGACCGCGACGACGGGGTCCGCTGCCCCGTGTTGGTGCCCTGCCCGGCGCCGCCGCCGCCCTCGATGGCTGCCCGGATCAGGTCCGGGGCCATCGAGAACGGCACCGGGCCCTGCGCGGTGAACACCACCGGCTCGGAGGTTTCCCGCAGCCCCCACGGCGGCATGTCCAGCCGGTCCCGCACCTCGTCAACCGACGCGATGCCGTTCTGGACCTGCTGAACCCCCAGCTCGGTGATCTTCGCCTTGTCCTCGTCGTCGGTCAGCCCGGCGAACTTGAATTCCATGTCCTGCTGCCCGCAGATGTCCTGCAGGACGTAGTTGAAGATGTCCGCGGCGAACAGCAGCAGCGGCTTGGTCGACTTGCGGCTGCCGACGTCGGTTTCCCGCAGCGCCATCTGCGTGGCCATCGTCGACGGGCCCTTGCTGCCCGCGCTGCCCGCGACCATCGGCAGGATCCCCAGCTCGGCGGGGTTCACGTCGAACTGCATGCACACCTGGGTCTGCACCAGCAGGTCGAACCCGTCGGACAGGTCCACCGGCCGCTGCGGGTTCACCCTCGACCCGGCGGGCAGCACGATCACCTTCAGGTGGTAGGCGGGGTCGCCGGCTATCCCGTTGAGGGCGTCCTGGAGTTCCTTGATCTGCCCGGGGGTCATGTTCGCGTCGCCGGGGGAGATGTACACGGCGGGGATGGTGCCCTGGGTGAAGTAGTCGAGCTGGAACTCCTGCTTCTGCAGGCCGGAGATGATCGGCAGCAGCGCCTGCTCGACCGGGGGGTACCCGTAGGGGGTGGTGCGGCGGGGGACGAACGGCCGGTACAGCATCACGTCGGCGCGGAACGCGTTGACCTCGGCGCCGGCGAGGCCGCCTTCGTCGATGTCCGCGCCGGAGATCACCGTCTGGTAGTCCGAGCGGGGAACCCCGTACAGGTACTGCTGGTAGGCGGGGGCGGGGGGTGCGGGCTTGCCGCCGTGCATGTCGAGCAGGGGGCGGATGGTCTCCCCGTCGACGAGGCGGATCGAGTCCAGGTCGCTGCCGAGCAGGCCCCGGCCGAGGCCCCGCCCGTATTTGGGGCGGAAGACCAGCGACAGGGCATCGAAGACGAGCACCTGCTCCAGTATCGCCTTGAACCAGTCCTGGAACCGGAAGAAGTCCGGGTCGGGATGGCGGAAGAACCTGGTGGCGGCGGCGGCGCGCTCCCCGAAGTCCCGCATCGCGTGCCGGTCGCCCTGGTAGGCCTTCGCGGCGTGCTTGGTGAGGGCGATCTCCCATTCCAGGCCGGCGATCTCGTCTTTGCGGAGCTCGATGCACCGCCGGGCGACGGAGTACCGTTCAGCGATGGTGCGGAGCTGGTCGAAGGAGGCGAGTTTCAGGCCTTCGGCGCCGGGGAGGGTGGGCAGGTTCCAGCCGACCTGGTACTGCCACCAGCGGGGGCCGGGGAACCCGCCGGGGATGGCGGGCTGGTCGACGGGCACCGGCTGGATCGGGGACATGGGGCCGAACGCGCCGTCGGTGAACACCTGGGACGGGCGGGGCAGGAACGGGCCGTAAGACGACTGCCAGGGGGTGCCGTACATGGCGTTGGAGGCGACCTGGTTCCAGCCGCCCCACCCGCCGGCGGACGGCGCGGGGGTGTAGCGTGCGCCGCCGGGGACGGCTTTCATCGCGGCGAGGACACCGGAGGCACGGGACATCGGGCGCGCCTCCTCCCCGTCAGGTGATCTGGAGGTAGCCCGTCCTCGTCACGGGAATCTCCGGGTTGTCGGTGATCTTCACCCACGCCACGTAGATGCCGGTGCCGAGCGTGATAACCCCCGAGGGGCCTATCAGGCAGCGGGCGCTGTACGGGTACAGGGGATTGCCGGCCGCCGTCTCCCACGACCCTGCCACCCAGTCCGCGGCCTGCGGCACCTGGGTGGCCTGCGGCAGGAACGCGAACTGCACCACGTCCGATGTCGGGTCGTAGGAGACGCCGCTTTTCTCCGCGGATACGGGGACCTTGTAATACTCGGTGGCGAGCCGGGACAGGCTGAGAGAGGAGTAGCCCACAATCCTCCCCGTTCAGCCCGTGCCCGGCGTTCCGGTGCTCCACCCCGTGTACGGGGTGCCGGCGTCCCATCCCGTGTACGGGATGCCCGCGTTCCACCCTGCATAGGGGGTGCCGAAGGTGAAAGCCGGCGCCGCAGGGGCGGCCTTGAACGAGACGATGCCGGAGGCGGCGCCGCCGGAGACGCTCAGCGTGCCGGCCGCGGTGTCCTTGCCGGTCCCGGTCGCGGCACCCGCGATGCCCCACGCGAAGTCGTAGTAGATGGAGGTTCCCGCGACGCCGTCCGCCGCGCCGGGCGTGACGGCGCTGCCCGCCGAGTCGGTCATCGTAGTGGTGATCGTGCCGCCGCCGTTGCCGCTGTTCCAGCAGACGGAGAAGATGATCAGGTCACCGCCGGCGCTGTCGGGCGCGGCGCACGCGGCGGCCGGGCTGGCGGAGGTGCCGGAGGAGTCCACCGGGGATGACAGGGCTGCCCCGGAGAACTCGCCCAGCATGGAAATCAGCGAAGGCCCCCCGTTGGCGGACGTGAAAACCGGGGCGGTCTCGCCGGCGGCGCAGTCCGGCTTGTACCAGACGGATGTCCACTGCGATGAGGAGCCGGCGGTGAAGGCGGCGGACCATCCCGGCGACATGGTGCTGAACGGGTCTGTGGCGGAGGAGTCGCTGCTGATAAGCCACGCCACCAGCAAGTCCCCCGCGGTGGTCGGCTGGCCGAACGCCGGGGAGAGGCCGCTGGTGTCAACGGGTCCCAGCTTGACCAGGGCGACAGCCACCGCTCACCGCCTCCCCCCGGCCGGCGCCGCGGATCAGGTGCCCGGCTGCTGCTGCCCTGCCGCGCCTGCCATCCCCATCAGCGTCAGGTGCGCCGCGGTGATCAGCGCCGCCCCCAGCGGGTCCGCCCCGGCCCGCTGCAACCCCAGGTACTCGGACACGATCGCCGCATAGGCTCCGTCTTCAGGGGTGAACGGGGCGTGCGGGACACCCTGGGGGCTGTCCTGCTGCTCGTCATCCACCCGCAGCCTCCCCGTCATCATCCGGGTCGAACGCGTCGTCGGGCCAGATCGCGTCCGGCTGCTCCCAGCGGCGCCAGAACTCGACGGCCGTGACGTTGCCATTGCCGAGCTTCTCGACCCGCCGCACCCGGTTGCAGGCCCGCTGGTGGAGTGCCCCGCAGTGCTCGCAGGCTTTCCCGGCGGCGAACGCGAGCCGGGCCTCGGCTTTCTCAGCTTTCGTCAGCCTGCGCATCCGTCCCTCCGGGATAGGTGATGTGCAGGCGGGACGACCCTGGCGGGATGCCTTCCATGACGGCGATCAGGTATGGCAGGTCCTCACAGCTTCCTCCCCGCCAGCCAGTTCCGCCCCGTGTAGGACACCCACCCTGGCCGTCCCCCGGTGAACGCCGCCAGCTTCCGCATGTACGCCTCCGGGGACGGGGAGCAATGCGGGCAGGCGCGCTCATGCGGCGGGTAGGTTTTCCCGCACTTCTCGTTCAGGCACGTCTTCAGGTAGGCCGCCGACCACGGCTCCCGCCGCGGCGCCCCGCCGGCGTGCTTCGGCGCCGGCTTCACCACCCGGGCGCCGCAGTTACGGCAGGCCTCGTCCTTCTCGTAGCTGACCCGGGCACCGCAAGCCGTGCAGTCATCGAACCCGTACACCATGCCCCAGTCGCCCTGCGAGCCGCCGGCGAGGTGGATCATCGCCCACACGAACGCGTCCGCCCGGTCGTCTTTCATCCGGGAACGGTCGTCACCCTCGGCCATCGCCGAAAGCTGCTCCTCGAGCCGGGTGAAACTGTCCCCGACCATGTGGATCCGGCCCTGCATGAACAGGCTGGAGGCACCCTGCGCGCGGGCGGCCTTCCCCCGCATGCCGCGCACCGTCCGCAGCGGGATGTTCGGGTCGACGGTGTTCAGCAGCGCCCGCATGTAGTCGCCGGTCATGTTGACCTCGCCGACCACGCAGTCCGCCTCATGCCGGTAGAAGGCCTCGGCGGCGACGTTCATCTGCTGGTCGGGGGAGAACTTCCCGGAGCAGTCCTCCAGGCAGTAGAAGTCCCCGTCCGCGCCCTCGGCCATGACCACGATGCCGGTCTCGTCGCTGGCGTTGTTGCTGGTGGTCGCAGGGTCGATGGCCACCACCACGCGCCGCCACGCGGGCAGCTTGTCCTTGTCGGGGAACACGCGGGACTCGTTGAACTGGTCGGCCGGGAACAGCGCCCCGTCGACCTCCCCCAGCAGCTCGCCGCGGAGTTCCTGGGCGAGCATCACCGGGTTGCCGGCGTACTCGCGTTCTAGCCGCTCACGCTGCACCCGGGAGAAGTGGATGTTCTCCGCCGCGATGGCCTCGGTGAGGTGAACGCCTGTCCCCGGGCCGCCGTCCGCGGCGGCAAACTCGTACCGGGCGTCGTCGATCAGCTTGCGGATCAGCCGCACCCGCTTCGGGGTGGTGGTGATCAGCAGCCGGGGATGCTTCCCCTTCCGCAGCGCCGGCATCAGGCCCTCGTGGAAGAACTGGACGTAGCGGATCATCGCCAGCTCGTCAAACCAGCAGTACGACAGGTTCTGCCCGCGGATCGAGTCGGGCCGCTCGGCGGAGAAACCGCGGATCTGGGAGCCGTTGGGGAGGCTGATCTCCAGCCGGTTCTTGTTGTAGTCCTTGCCCTCGGTGATCTCGATGCCGCTGCGCCGGGCCTCGGCGAGGACGCCGGATTCCCCCTCGAAGCAGACGCCGCGCACGTCGTCGTACTTGGGGGCGCAGACCCCGACGTGGATGCCGGGCATGGACAGGGCCATCTCCAGCGTCCAGTTGGCCCCGGCTTTCGTCTTCCCGGTGCCTCTCGACGTGCACATCAGCCACACCGAGTAGCCGGGGTTGCCTTTGCACGGGGGGCACTCCCGGCACCAGGGGATCTTATGCACGCACCCGCAGCGGTACCCGTGCAGGTCCGGGTCTCCGTGGCGGGGATGGTCGGGGGGAAGCTGCTTCGGCCGCGGCCCGCTGTCCTCGTCTTCGGTTTCGGGTTTCTGCCACCAGCGGAGCTTCGGGAAGTACAGGGCGCGGACCTCGGAGATCCACTGCTCGCGGATCTCCCGCGGCCAGCGGTCGAACCCGGCGGGGAAGGCGAACCCGTCAGCCTCTCCTGGCACACGCCTCCCGCACAGGTCAGGCCGGGTGCAGGGCTAGCGACGTCCCCGGCGGCTGATGCTGGCAGTCGCAGACCTGGCCGCCCCCGGCTGCCAGGTCATGGTCCCGGCCTAGTCCCGGGCAGGCCGGGCGGCCGCCGCTGCGGCAGGGAACGCAGATCACGCCGCGTCATCCCCGGCACCGTCTTCCGGGCCTGCGGTGTCTTCGGGGTCCGGGTCGTCGCAGATGCACTCGCTGGCCGGCCGGGCCGGCATGAGGCACCGGGGGCAGAGCACCGCCATCGCGCAGCCTCCTCAGATCCTCAGATCCTCACCCGTTCAACCCCGGGCCTGCGTGCCAGGTCAGCGGGCGTCACCTGATCGGGGCTAGGCTTGCCGCACAGCCAGTCCAGCCCGGCAGCCTCCCCGCAGGCGGCTACTAGCTGGGAGCACATGACGTCCCGGTCGGCGCGGGCGATCCGCATGAGAAGCCGCCAGTGCCAGCCGATGTCCTCCAGGCCGATGCCGGCTATGGCGGGGAAGTTGTACCCGGTGCCGAGCATGGACTCTGCCTTGGCGGCCACCACGGCACGCTGGGCACCTGTCACGGGCTCGGCTGTGTCGGCGGCCGCGTAGGCGCCCGCGTACGCGGCCAGGCTGCCGCGGCGCACCCCTCCAGGGCGGGCCTCGATGATGCCGCCCTGATCATCAGCGACGATGAAGGCGTGGTTGACCCTCGAGCGGGTTGCCATGCGGATGACCCAGGCGGGGAAACCCCGCGTTTTCACGCACACGTACATGCCGGGCAGGAGAGGCATCCCGCCTCCCCCCGCCGCTTACCGCCGCGCCGGCTCCAGGTAGGGCACTTCCGGGTACCAGCCGAGAACCGCCGCCGCCTGCATCACCTGAGCGGCCGTAGGCCGGATCGCCGCCACCCACTCCGGGTGAGGATCCGGAGTGCTGTCATCGCCGGCGGCAAGCTCGATGCGCACGCAGCGATGATAGCCGTCAGGCGGCTTCCCGCAGCGGGCCGGGGCGTTTCCGCAGCCGCCGCGGGTCGATCCCCGACGCCCCTATGCCGTTGTCCCGGACCCGTTTCTCGGCGGCGCGGACGGCTTCGCGGGAGTGCAGCGGCCAGCCGCGCTCGTCGAGGCCCTGCGGGGCCAGCCAGCCCCGGGCACGCCACTGCCGGATGGTCACGGGCCTCACCCCGGCCAGCCGGGCGGCCTCGGCGGTGGTGAGCAGGCCGTCTCCGCGGCAGGGACGCATGACCACCTGCCCCGGATCCACGGAAAAGCCCCGGGCGCGGCGCGCTCCGGGGACACCTGTGCTCAGCATCATCAGTGTTACACCCCGCCGCGGGCAGAGTCAAAAACCCTGCCGGTCAGGCGGCGTGGCACGCCGGATGCCCCCCTGCACGGCACTCGCAGGCATCCCACGCGCACTCCCCGTGCCGGCCCGCCTGGCAGCGGCGGCACGACAGCCCCGGCACCGACCGCGCCCACGACGCGTACATGTCCGCCCACGTGTGGAACTGCGCCTCGTCCATCTCGTCCCGGCATTCCGCGCACCGGGAGTGCATCGCCGGCCGCGACGGGTCCGACGGCGGCTCCGCCCGCTCCAGCGCCATCGCCTCGCATTCCCGGCAGGGAATGCCGTCGAACGTCTCCGGCCGGGCTTTCACCTGGCCGAGGATACGCCGCGCCCGGTAGTGCAGGCCGAGGATCTCGTTCCCCGCCTCAGCGCCGCCCATGGCGGGCAGCATGTGCGCCTCCCCGGACGGCAGCACCGTCCCCTCCTCTCCCGGGTCGGCGGACGCCAGCCATCCGGCGGCTTTCACCGGGTCGAACATGATCCGGGTCATGGGCCCGGGCTGCAAGGCGAGCAGCACGTCCACCCGGTCCGGCCAGATGGCTTTCACCGCGGCGGCGACGGCTTTTTCCGGGCGGTGCAGGACCGCCTGGCGGGAGGGGGGGTCGGTGAGGCGGGCGGCGTCGGCGACCCGCTCATGCCAGGAGGCGAGCACCGCGCCCATCTCCCAGGCCAGGGCGAGCACTTCCAGCCTGAGCGGGTCACGGGGCCCGGGGACGGAGCGGACGGCTTTCCCGGTGCGGGGGCGTTCCCGGGCGGCGAGCAGCAGCCGGACGCAGGCTTCGGGGAGCTCGGACAGCCGGGCGGCTATGACGGACCGGCAGGCGGGGCAGAAAGCCTGGAAGGTGCGCGCCCCGTGCCATGTGCCGTCGCCGCCGCGGATGGCGGCGTGGCAGCGGGGGCCGCTGGCGCATTCCTGCCTGGCGTCGCCTGGGGGCTGGCCGGGGGGAGGCATGACCGGAATGATGGCGGACGGGCGGGGGGAACGCAAAGCGGGACACGGGCGTTACCTGGGCGTTACCCGTCCTCGGGCTCGCGCAACGGGCAGCGGTGCCAGTTGCCGTCAGGATCCGGGTGGTCTTGCGGAGCTGCCCTCCGGCTGCGCGGGGCGTGGCCTGGACGGCGCGGGTAGCATGCGGGCCGCGGTAGACGGTCTCAGGCAAGGCGTGGTCCTGGAGCTGGGCGACGGTGCGCTGGCCGCGGTCCAGCTCGCCATCGCCCGTAGCCCGTTCCATTGCGGGCGGAACCCCCGAGCCGCAGCGGCATGGCGGCCTGCCTTACAGGCCGCGCTCCCGGAGCCACTCCCCGACGTCGACGGAGCCTCCGGGGCCGGCCGGTTTCTTCGGCGCTTCCCGGATCGCCCTGCCCAGTTCAGGATCTCTCCGCAGCCGGATGGTGACAAGAGCATCCTCGGCCAGGCACGTCAGGTAGCCGGGATCGCCGGTCCGCTTCCAGGCCAGCGCGGCGCGCAGCAAGCTGCGGGCGATCTCGCCGGCACCTTCCCCGGGCAGGCCGGCGACGACGTCCATCAGCCCGGCCAGCTCGGGATCGTCACGCGCCGGCAGGCCGGGCACCCGCGTGAACCCCTGCTTGACTGGTGCTCCCATGACTTCCCCTCTCCCATCCCGGTCGCTCATTTCGGGCGCTGGCACGTCTTGCACCACGCCCCCGGCTGGAGCCGGTGCTGGCAGCGCCTCCGGGCGGCGCCTCCCGGCTGCCGCAGGGGAACCCCCCCGTGGCCCGGCGGCTCCGGCACCTCATGGACGGGCAGGACAGGAGCGCCGGCTGTGGCCGGCTTGAACACGGCGGTGCCGGGTGCCACGGGCGGCAGCGGGGCGGCGGCGGCAGGCACGGGCACGTGGAGGGCTTCCAGGGCCTCGGCCACCTTCCGGTCGACGAGCCGCGCCACCGCAGCCTCGAGGACGGCCCCCTGCGGGCCTGTGCGGGCCTGCGCGGGCTTCTCCCCCTCCGCCGCCCCGTCATCCCCGCCGGACGCGGCGGGGGCCTGCGGCGGCCGCTGGCAGCCCGCGGTGACAGCCAGGTGGGCGCGGCACTTCTGCCGGCTCACCTGTGTCACCGCATCGGCTAGGGCGGTGATGAGCGGCGAGCCTGTCAGGTCCCCCCATGCGAGGGGTACCGGCTCGCCGCAGCGGCTGCAGCGGATGTAGCCGGCGAGGGCGTCGGCGGCGTCGCCGAGGATGGTTGACGGGGCGGCTTGCACTTCCGCGGCTGCCGCGGTGAGGTCAGCCCAGGAGGAATCCCAGGCGCGCACCGAGTGGTTGGAACGCCTGTCACGGGTCACGGTCACCGGGTTTCCTCCTCCCGGGCCGCGGCCCGGTCAGCGCGGTGCCCGAGGAAGTACACGCCGGCGGCTGCGGCGATGACCCCCCAGTAGATCAGCTCGGCGATGGTGGAGTGAATGTCCCACCGCCATGAGGTGCCGGCCGGGCCGCCTTCCCCGTGCCAGACCATCGCGGGCCAGAAGGCGATGACGATGAGGATGAAGCCGATGATGATCCACGGCCCCCCGTTCCCGGCGCTGTTGCCGGCCTGCTGGTAGCGGCGGCCGTGGCTGTATGCGGTCCTCCCGCAGGCCGGGCAGTAGCCGGGTCTCCCGCAGGACGGGCATCTCGCTGTCATGACGTCCCCTCTCTCATGCCGGGTGCTCCCGTGCCCCCAGTGTATTACGGCCCCCCTCCCGGCGCAATACGGTTCTGTAGTACGGCCTTGCGTGCGCGGGGGTTTCCCGGCTGTACAGCGGGGAGCCGTGACAGCCGCAGCCGTGACGCCCCCGCTCATCTCGTTCAGCGAGGTGCGCGTCCTTGCCCGCGGGCCCGCTGTCCGCGCATGGGCGGAGATCCGCAAGCAGGCGATTTCTCCGCGCACCACTCACCGGCACGCTCGCGGCGGTATGCCCCGGCGCCTGCGAGGGCCTGGGCGATGAGAGCGGCCTGCGCCGTGGTGATGGTTGCCGTCCCCCGGGCGCGGCGGCCGTGGCGGCTCACCGGGGCATCTTCGTCCCGCGGGGGTCCGCTGGCGGCTGCTCCAGCCGGTTCAGCCTGGCGGCCTCGCGTTTCCCGCATGTCCGGCAGAACAGGCCCATGGAGGCGTTCAGCCGGGAGAACACCTCGACGGCGGCTGGGCGCCCGCACCGGCAGCGGCCGATCTCACGCATGTATGCCATCACCGTGCCCCATTCCGCGCTGTCTGATGTTGTTCCCGCCCGCTGCTCCGGCGGGGGAATGTCATCAAACAGCCTCGCGCGGGTAAGCGCTTACCTTCTCTCCCAGGCGCCGGCCACCCGCCCCCTACCCCAGGCCCGGCGTATTACGGCCTCGCATGCGCGCGTGCACCCACCCCACCATCCGCCACCCTCCGTCACCTGCACCTACTAAGCGTGACCAGGCTCCTTTGCCCCCCACAACCCCACCAACACGAGAGCCAGCTTGACGGTCCTCTCCGTTTTGCCTGGTCCGCCGCGGATCATCCGGTTCTGGATGACCGGGGCGGGCCCCCCGCCCAGCCCCCGCGCACCCGCCCGCGACCATCACACCCCGCCACCACCGCGCACGCAACCCATCACACCACCACCGCGCACGTCATT